ACGGCGATCGGTACAATCACGTATACGGCTTATGATATCATGAAAAATCTTTTGGAGTCCAATGGGCGTTACAACTTTAAAAATGTGACTCCGGAAGCGGTTGCAGCGCAGGTACTGGCGGACATAGAGGTGCCGTTTAATCATCTGGAGCCAACCGGGATCAACATCAAGTCGATGATTTGTGACTCGTCGCCGTATTATGACATCATCTTGGGGGCTTATACACAGGCCTACCGGATGACAGGCAAACGGTATCTGCCGATGATTTGGCAGAGGGAGTTTGGCGTATGGCCGGCTGTTTATACGGTGGGCAATTTTACCCTGTCAGATGACTCTAATATTACGGCAGCCTCACTGTCTGAAAACGTGGACGGCATTAAAAATGTCATAAAGATTTATGATGACAAAGGCAACCAGGTCGGGGAGGTATCGAACGACCCGAGCACGTATGTGTATGGTATTTTTGCGGATGTATATGAGCAGGAAAAGGGCGTGGATCCAACTACGGCGGCTAATAATATGCTCAAAGTAGATCCGGAACAAAAGATTACGATCTCGGCAGTCGGAGACCTTAACTGTCTGTCAGGGTACTCTGTTGTGGTTAAGGATGCCGCCACGGGGCTGTCAGGAAAATATTGGATCACCAGTGATAAACACACATGGCAAAATAACGTTCACACGATGGAATTGGAACTGTCCTTTGAGCAGCTCATGGATGAAAAAGACATAGAGACTGGAGAGGAGGAGAAGAATGGCTGATACTTACGCGGAATTTGTGCAGATGATGAGAGATCAAGGCGCGGTCAACAACGGACCATCAATTGAGTTGGCGGTCATGACGGGACCAAAGAGCTGTAAGATTGGCACGCTGCAGTTATCAGGCGAGGATCTATATATTCCGGATCGTCTCATGTCTCCAGCGTGTACGGGGGTCAAAGTGCCGGCTTTAAATAAGGATGCCAGCGCCTACTCCTCGCCGCTCAAAGCAGGAGATACTGTGGCGGTTTGTCGGCTGTCACAGACGGCATATCTCATTTTACAGAGGGTGGTGAGTGGAGCATGAGTATTTTACCGACATTTATGCAGACACAGATTGAGACACAGACTCAGATATCGAGCGTAATAGAGGTACCAAAAGAGTATGGCCTTGATTTTGAGACAGGACAGCTGACTGGAGAGATAGTCGAGGGTATTGAGGCGATTAAGGTGTGGATCTGGCTCTGCTTGCATACGCAGCGGTTTAGGTGGCCGATTTACTCATGGGACTACGGTGCTGACTTGGAGCAGTACATCGGGCAGTCGATCACGGAGGAATTTTTAAATGCAGACTGCGAGGATGAGATCCGGGAGGCACTGTTGGTAAATCCGTTTATTACGGATATTGAGGACTTTGAGGCATCGTTTGACAACGGAAGGCTGGTAATATCATTTACCGTCGTCACCAAATTTGGCAACACGGAGGTGGATTACGATGTATGAGGATAAAACGTATAGCTCGATATTACAAGACGCGCTGCAGGAGATTGGTGCAGGCGTCCAGACAGGCGAAGGCTATTTGACGTACAATGCCTTGTCAGCATTGGCGTATGAGCTCCAAAAGCTCTACATCCAGCTTGACTATATATCAAGACAGAGCCACGCAGACACAGCGGATTTGGATGAGCTAGTCGAGATAGCAAAGGACCGCGGCATTTATCAAAAAAAGGCCACAAGTGCCTATGTATCTGTAAAGGGCAACACTGTTATCCCGATCGGGACAAGATTCTCGCTTAAATCCTTTAACTACCGTATTGTCGAGGCAATCAACGAGAATACATATACATATAAAGCTGCCTGTGAGGAGACCGGCACGGGACCGAATAACCTGACCGGAGAGTTGATTGCAATCGATCATGTGGATGGACTGGAAAAAGCGGAGATAACGGAGGTGCTTATCAATGGCGAGGAGGATGAGTCCAGGGATGCCCTCTATGCACGGTACCTGGCAAGTTTTACATCAGAATCGTTTGGTGGCAACATTGCTCAGTATAAGCAGTATGTCAACGCGATTGCTGGCGTGGGTGGCTGTAAAGTGCAGCCGGTCTGGAATGGCGCTGGCACTGTCAAGGTGGTGGCAATCAGCTCTGAGCATGGAGCGTGCTCTGAGTATCTGATCAACCAGATCCAGGAAGCTGCCAGCCCAACACAGGGGAGTGGGTACGGCTTTGCTCCGATCGACCATGAGGTCACGGTGGTGTCTGTCAATGCGGTAAAGGTCAACGTCATGGCAAAGTTGGCATACATGAGCGGATACGGCTGGAGCAGCCTAAAGGATGCGGTCACGGCCAAGATATCTGATTACCTCAAAAGCCTGGCTACAGTATGGGCGGACGGCGATTCATCAACCAAGACCACTGTCTATGTAGCAAAGCTGCAGGCGGCCGTCCTGGATGTGCCAGGAGTAGTAGATATCACAGAGACACAGCTCAATGGAGCAACGGGCAATCTTATCCTTGATTGGGATCAGATCCCGGTGGTAGGAGAGGTGAGCACGTTATGATCAATACGGTCCAGTATTATCCACCACACATAGCCGACATAGAGGAATTTAAATGGATTGCCAAGGTCTATGACAAAAAGCTGCAGCTGATATGGGATCATATCGATCAGATGCAGATCAACCGGCGCTTTGATGAGATGGATGAGTCAGAGTGTAGCCGCTGGGAGACTATGATCAACATTAAGCTGACAGGCGAGGAGACATTGGGAGACCGTCGGCGTAATATCAAGGGCATCTGGACGTCCGGACTGCCGTATACGGCCAAAAAGTTTAAAGAGGTTTTGGATGCGATGATTGGTCCAGAGTATTATTTGCTCGATATTAATCGGCAAAAAAAGACTCTCAAAGTTGATTTGATGCTTGATGTTATCATGCAAGATAAATATATCTATAACCTTATGCGGGCGATGGCACCGGCTGACATGATTGTAACAGTATCAATCATGTTTAATCGTAACCGGGCATTTAAGGGATATACCAATGCAGATTTAAAAGCTTATACAAATCATGAGCTTAGGACATCAACGATTTTTAAGCAAGAGTACAATACAAATAAGCACCTGGGAGAGTACACAAATCGAGATCTTGCATCTTATATGGAAGTTGCTCTTATGACCCAGAGATTAGGAGGCTGACATGGCGACAAAAACAGATAAATATGAGCTGCGTAAAAAAGAGGACAACGACTTTTATAATATCGATGATTTTAACGATAATATGGATAAAATCGAGACAGCTCTGACAGAGTTTGACGATTCTGGCAGCGCGGATGGAATTACCAGCTTTACTGACATGCTCACTAAGCTTGTCACTGGTAATAAACTGGCAGTTACGCTCCGTAATTTAAAGGCAGGACTGCAGTTTGTATTACACGCTGGATCGATTGTAAACAACTGCGTGACGGACAACGCCAAGCTGCCACTGTCGGCGGCGCAGGGGAAGGCGCTGCAGGATGCGATTACTAAGTTAAATGGTGATCTGTCCTTTAATTATTTATATGGATATGTAGCATCCGATTTAAAATTATCCGACTACCCCAAAGATACCCGAAATATAATCCCGCTTGAAGCGTCTGATAATAGTTTAGGCAATTTGATTGAGCTATCAGATGATAAAAAATGGATTGTATTTAAACGGAATGGGAGGGTCAGATTTAATGGGTGTTTGTCTATCTCCTGGAATAATGACTTTTATTTGCAGGTTTCAGTTTGTAGAGAGAGTAACGACTCAAAAGGTACTCCAGTGCCTGTTGTAGGGGTAAGTATTAGAAGCCCTTTAAAGCAAGGTAATACTTTTGTTTATGTTGACAGAGTTTTACGAGTAAAAGAAGGAGAACGGCTTTGTTTTGCTTTTATAATTCCAAATTGGTGCGATACAACGGGCGGCTTTATAAGTCGAAATAGCGATAGAGCAAGTTCTGGACTTATGGCAAACTATGTATCCTTTAACGATGAGATGTATGTCT